ACGGCGACGTGACCCGACAGGATCAGGATGAGCGAGACCGTGTCCCCGAGGGTCCATCCTTGGTCTGCGGTCATGCAAAGAGCCTCAGTTGCTCGCCGTCGGCCTTGCGGCCGGGGGCAGGGGACGCCGGGATCTCGAAGATCTGCCCGGTCTTGACCGCGGCCGCCTTGATCCGGGCCTCGGCGATGGCGGCATAATCCGGCGACAGCTCACAGCCGATGAAGTGGAAGCCCTCAAGGACGGCCGCCTTGCCCGTCGAGCCGGACCCCGTGAAGGGGTCGAGGACCAGACCGCCGGGGGGCGTGACAAGACGGACTAGATACCGCATCAGGTCCGTCGGCTTGACGGTGGGGTGGATATTGCGGTTGATAGCAGGAGCGTTGGGGTCGTGGCCCTCGCCAAGCCCTGCCCCGTAACGGTGGACCGCCTGCACCTCCCACCCCTCCATGCCCTCGTCCCGGTCGGCCTTGCTTGCCTTCGCCGAGTAGAAGAAGCGGGCAGCATCGCCCAGCCCTGCAGTCGCCTCCTCGCTCCCGTCGTGGATGACGTTTGCTGGCCAGCGGCCTGCTGGGTGCGTTGTCATCGGCTGATCTGTCCCATCCGTTGCCCAATCTCCGTATGCCTTGCGGTCAAGGTTGCGCCCGATCCATGACGCGCTTTCTATGGTATTGCGATCCTGCTCTGACATGCCCACCCTGCACCCGTCCACGTTGATCGCCCCCGTGCCGTAGGCCAGCACGTTCGCGGCCACCGTGCCCCGCAGCGGCTTGCGCGCCACGCATATTGGCTCGTGGGCAGGCTTCAACGCCGTGCCCCAGCCCTGCCACTGCTGGGCCTCGGGCGTGGCGGGTGCGGTGATGTCGACTAGTCTCTTCTCGCCTTGATATGTTTCCGAATGAACCGCGCCCGAAAACCCAGGCCTTGCCTTGGTCGCGTCGATCATCGTGCGTTGATCGATAACCTGGCGAGACGCATACTGCTTGCTTTCGACGCTCCTGATCTGACATTCGCGCTCTACCCACTCGGGCACCGTTCCGATCAGATGTCGCACGGCGTCCAGGTGTTCGGTCGTCATGATCCTTGGCTGGCTGTTACGGGCAGTATAATGGCCGCCCATGTTGGTTCCTGTTGCGTGGTCAATCATGGCCGACGTCAGCCCGGTGCTTCTGATCCATGCGGTGAAACGTAACTGCCGCTCCTGCTGCTCGGCTACCGCGTCCAGCTTGTCAATCGCCTTGCTTACGTCGTGGCTTTTGGGGAAGCCGCTGCCGTAAAGCCACATGATCTGATCCCGGATCTCAAACCCGGCGTCCTCGATGGCCACGACCATCCGGTGATAGGTCCGGCTTCCGCTGAACGCCAGCAGATGGCCGCCCGGCTTCAGCACGCGCAGCGCCTGCCGCCACACCTCGCCATCGTATGCGATGCCTGACGCATCCCACGATTTGCCCATGAAGCCCAGCTCATATGGGGGATCCGTCACGATGGCGTCCACGCTAGCATCCGGCAGCGTGGCCATCTGCGCGCGACAGTCGCCAACCAGCAGGCGGTACGTCAGCTCCATTCCAGTACCCTCGCACCGCCACCGTAAGCGTACGCCAGCGCGTCCACCTGATCGTCATGCTCGCCCAGGGGAAAGGCCAGCAGCTCACGCTGAAAGTCATCTGGCAGCGCCGGGTCCAGCAGCACCAGCCCCTGCTCCAATCTGGCCTCTATGGGCTGAAAGCGCGTCAGCTTGTCCTTGTCAGGCCGCACGCCCTTCACCGGCAGGTCGGTGGTGCGCAGCAGCTCGGACACCACGGCGGCCTGGAACTGCACCTGCTCCACGTTAATGGCCTGCGGCTGATGCTTGGCGGCCATGGCGCGGATGAAGCCCAGCACGTCCTGAAAGCTGCTGCGGGTGCGGGCAGCGTCCAGCACCCATGTGCGGCCGTCAGGGTGGCGTGCTACCACGACGGCGGCCGTGTAGTCGGCGCCGTCCTTTGTGCTGATCGCAAGGTCCACGCCCATCAGGATGCGGCACGCGCGGCGCTCGTCGTCTGTCGGCCTGCCGACGCGCAGCCACTCGCGCTTGATCCGGGTGCCTGCGGCGCTGACGAACTCGGCGCCGAACTCCTGCCTGAACACGATGCTAGGTAGCTCGGCCCTGGCGGCTTCCACCTCGGCCGGGTCAAGGTACGGGTTGCTCCAGCTTGGCAGCTGCCAGCTGGCCCAGCCGGCCTTCCCGTGCTGCTGGTGCGCGCGGTGGAACCAGTCGCCCTCACCTGCTGGCGTGCTGATGAAAATGCCGCTGCCCTTCCTGTCGGCCAGCGCCGGGCGGATAGCCTGCTGCCAAACGTCCTCTGGGCAGTAGGCGGCCTCATCGAAGATGACAAGGTCCAGCCCTTCACCGCGCAGGCCAGCGTCCCCAGCGTCGGCGCTCTTGAACCAGATCTCGCCTTCCACGCCTGGCAGCAGGATCGCCCGGTCACCGTCGCGCGGCTCGGCCCACGGGTGCGCGGCCAGCAGGCGCTTGGTCAGGCGGAAGCCGATCATGCTGGTGGCGTAGGTTGGCGCCAGCCACCAGACCCTGCCGCCCTTCAGGGCAGCCGCCACGGCGGCCACGCTGGCCAGGCGCGTCTTGCCCCAGCGCCTGCCGCATGACAGCACCTTGAACCTGGCCGGGTGGCGGTATATCTCGGCCTGCAGCGGGTGCAGCGCCGGCATGCGGATTTTCAGCAGCCGCGACCTGACGCCAGCAGCACCAGCACGGTGACGTGCAGCGTAACCGTCAGCACAAAGGCCACGGTGTCCGCCAGCGTCCAGCCACAGCCCTGCACCAGGTCGCCGGTCACGGCTGGCCGTCCTCGTCGTCGCCGGCCTCGATGGCGTCGGCCTTGCCGTCATCGCTCCACGACAGCACGATCTCGCCCTTGGCCAAGCCCATGACGGCGTGGGCGTGGCGATCCTTCCTGCCCCATCGCTCGTTTGCCTTGCGCTCCAAGAACCAGGCGGCGGCGTGCCAGTCCTCGATGCCTGCAGCGCGGATGCTGCGCAGGGCTTCGGCCTCGGCGGCGGCGTGGCCTGCCTCGATGGCCTGCACGAAGGCGTCAAACGGCGCGATCCCGGCTTGCCCCTTCTGGTACCACGTCGTCATGGTGCGCTCGCCGATGCCCACCAGCCCGGCGATGGTGACCATGTAGTGGCCTTCAGCGGCCAGCTGCCCGGCGCGCTCGATGACCTGCGGCGTACACTTGGTGGCGCCACCCGTCGCCGTCTTGGCCGGGCGGATGCCCTGACGCCCAAGCGCCTTCGGTGCGCCCTTCTGGCGCCCCTTGCCTAAGCCTGCCATTCAGACACCTCCACAAACACGCCTTCGCCCCGCTCGGGCGTCGGCTTCAGCCAGGCGCAACTGCACGCGCCCACCAGCCTGTCATCCTGCCACAGCACGCCGTTGCCTGCGTCCAGCACGGCGCCAAGCAGGTTGTCCATGTCGCCGCGCGGCTTCTTCTTGGCCACCAGCAGCACCTCCACGCGCAGGCTGCCCGTCACCGGCTGCGCGTGCCCGTAGGCCTTGCCCATGGCGTAGGCCGTCTCCTGCTTCCAGTCGGTGTAGGCTGCCGGCATGAAGGTGCCGTTGCGCGTGACGCGCGGGCGCTTCTTCGGCACGGCGTGCCAGCCCGGCAGGCTGATGCGCATCATGACAGCTCGCCCCGCTTACGCCGGCGCTCCACCTCGTCGCTGAACGCCCGCCACCCGTCAAAGCATGACAGGCACAGCATCGCCCGTGCGCTCTTGGCCTTGCGCGGCGCGCGCACAATGGTGTCACAGCCCGTGCAGGGGAAACGTATCCACTTTGCCGTCGGCCGTTCCCGGTACAGCATCCACAGCACCGTGCAGCCGTGGCAAAGCGGCTGCTTGGCGTCAGGGTTGGGGAAGCGTGCCACGGGCATGACCTTGCGGCAGCCTCGGCAGGCGCGGGCGTGGTGGGGGATGATCCGATCGTCGATCCTGTCCTCGCGATCCCGATCGTTGCCCATGTCGTGGTGGCCCTTGCCGCCGATTAGCTTCGGCCCAGCTCGGTGGCCTCGTTGGCCGCC